TGGCTGGTTACGTAATGTAATAACTAAGTTAGCTACGTATCCAATAACAGACTTATTATTTGATTCCAGCATAGATCAAAAAACTAAAAAAGAATTGTCAGAAGTTTTAAATAATAAACTTCGTATTAAATCTTTTCTTATAGAAGTTGGGTTGGATTATTATACCTATGGTAACGTTTTTATTTCTACGTTCTTAAAAACAAAAAGATTCTTAAAATGTTCAGCATGTGGAGAACAGAACCAATATGAGTCTGTAAAAAAACTGAAACTTCGTAACTACGAGTTTCATGGAAATTGCCCTGTTTGTGGAAAAGATAATGTTTTCTTTACAGCAATTGACGAGCCTATAAAATCTATTAATAATTTTAGACTGGTTAGATGGTCACCTGATAATATAGACATAGATTTCAATCCAATTACAGGATCAGCTACATACTACTATTCAATTCCAAATAAGATTAAAGCACAAATAATAGCAGGCAATACTGTTATTCTTAAAGATACGCCACTTGTGTTCTTAGAAGCTTTAAAAAAGAATCAGAAGATAGAACTAGAACCTGATAACCTGTATCATATTAAATATCCGAGCCTTGCCGAAGAAGACATGGGATTTGGTATCCCGATGATATTACCTGCATTAAAAGAAATTTACTATTTACAGATTCTTAGAAAAGGTAATGAAGCTATTGCTAATGACCATATGGTTCCTAAAAAAACTATTAGCCCAGCAAATACAGCTACGATGGACCCCTTCACGCAAATGAATCTTGGCAAGTGGAGAGGGGAAGTTGAGCAGACCATTAAAAAATGGAAGCTTGACCCTAACCATATAGCGATATTTCCTATTCCAATGCAGTATCAAGAATTAGGCGGCAATGCTAAAATGTTAATGGTTACTCCTGAAATGAAATTCACGGAAGAAAGTATTATTAACTCGTTAGGTGTTCCTCTTGAATTTATTAAAGGGGGAGCTAGTTGGACTGGCTCATCAGTCTCACTAAGAATTATCGAAAATGGTTTTATAAACTATCGAGAGTTTCTTGGTGATTTCTTGAATTACTTTTTACTACCTAAACTTACAGGACTACTTGGGTATCCAGAAGTCAAAGTTTCATTTAAGAAATTTAAAATGGCAGATGATAGCGAAGCTAAACAACTCGCGATACAACTTAATGCAACTGGTAAAATATCTGATCCTAAACTACTTGACGAATTTGGTTATGACTCAGAAGAAGAGAATGAAACACTTCGTAAGAGCAGGTTATCCTCTCTGGAAGACATGGTTAAAGACTCAGAGAAACAAGCGGAAGGTCAAGGTAAGGCACAAGTTATACTTGCCGTTTACCAAGCGCGTGCTCAAAAAGCTATGACTGATGAACAGTTCAGAGCTAAGGCAGAGTTATTCGAGAATGAGATAGCTCAAGAAAATGGAAGCATTCCAGAAGATCCTTATAGACTTATTGACAAGTATGCTATAGAACTCCTTAACTTACCAGTAGAATTCCAACAACAGAAACTAATGGAACTACAGAAAAAAATGCCAATTACCTTTACAATGGTAATGGAACGTATGACAATGTATCAAGCGCAGATGATGCAAATGATGCCAGAGCTTGCACAACCACAAGGACAAGGTAAACCCAAGAATGGGAAAGCTCCTAATCATAAAGGACCTGGAAAACGTGAAGGCGATAAAGTAAAACAAACTAAAGATGATAGTAAGAAAAAGCATGGGCCTACAAAAGGTTCAGTGTAAATATCAAAATTTTTAAGGTAAAAAAATATGAGCATGGAGAAATACGGAACTTACAATATATTTAAAAATGTGGAAACAAGCGAGATCAAGCGCGTTCCACTTGCAGACCAAGAAGAAATGGTTAAAACTGCAAATTCACTAGAATGGGAATTAATTGATAAGGAACCAGAGGAAGATAATGAAGGTAAAGGATTCGACGTTAAAGCGGGTTCGTAAGTTCATCCTTGATGAAACTGAAGAACGTGAGAAGTACGAGCATATAATAAACAACCCTAAGTACATCGTCACACGCGAGGAATTCGCATATGATCGATTAGGTAGGGCTGTTACAACTATTTGGTATGAAGAAGAGGACTAAATGTCCTCTTTTTTCTTTTTAAGTTCTTGTAGTTCATCATATAACAACGTTAGCATAGCCAGTATGGGATCTAACACTTTTTTGAATTCCTCTGCTGAGATAGGTTCGGTTACGACTTTAGGAGGAGGTACGAATATATTTGAGTTTGCATAGCTTGTATTCCCTTTTATAGTCAAACCACCTTCGCTGGGAAAAGTTATTCCACCTTTATCCATGTCCATTAATTTCTCTGATTTCATCTTGTAATAATTTTATCATGTTTATAATTACTTCACATACGTCGTTTAAATCTGCACGTGTAGCATAGAAAGGTCTGGAGGATACATAAAGTTTTGCGGTTGGGTTAACAGTTCCAAGCCCAATATTACCTCTGCTATCTATTCTAAATACCTCTTCCATTATAGTTCATTAATGATTTTATTTAACTGCTCTCTTATCTTATTCCAATCGTAATGCTCTTTAACTAACGCAAGGCAATTAAAATCTAAAACCTTTTTCTTACCGTTTTCTTTCCATAGCTCATACTCTTTGTTAAGTGCTATTACTACTCCTCTCACGTCTACGACTGGTCTCATAAACGCATTATCAAGTTGATGGCTAAAAACTGCCACGTTATTAACTAAATGCCCAGTACCTTTTAATACCTCTGGGATTGCAGAATTATTAGGAGCAATAGAACGAGTTCCTGTAGCTGCTGCTTCAATAAGCGACAAACCAAACCCTTCTCCACTAGTCGTTGTAATGTTAACATTACTACAATTGTATATATCGTTTATAACAGACTCTTCTACAGGGTCTACATAAAGATCACGAGAATTAATACCTATTAGTTTATTATAATGTGCATCCTTGAAACCTGATACAATTAAGTGATGTTGTAAAGAGTCTGTGCGTGATAGACCCATTCCATGCTCGCTAGCGTTCATATGTAAGTAGTAGTACACATCTGTTTTGACATCATTTACCACCTTTAGAACATCTGACTCTAAACACCCGTTCATATCACAGGTAGTTCTGTGTATTGGATACCAATTACCACACTTACAAACTTTATAACCAAATGCAAACATTGAAAAGGCTCTCACAGAAAGTGGAACTGCTTTACGCGGTTGAAATCTGTTTACATTACATATAACAAACTTATTCTCCCATCCAGCTTCTTTGCGTAAATTATCTATACGATCCTCTGAAGTAGGTTTAAAAACATCTTGATCTACACCATGATATAATTTAAAAATCTCTTTTATATATCCAGGCACAGTATTTTTTACAACATTTATTGCCCAGTCCGTATAAGTAATTACAGCATCAGATAGCAACAAAACACCCTGCCATGCAGGAGAGAAGTCTGGAGCATCTACAGGAAAGTAGGAAATTATTTTTGAAGCAGGACTTAAGTTTTTTATCGTAGGTAAGATTTCTGCAATATTAAAACTATCTTGAAATAAAATTATTAAATCGGGTTTATCTTCCTTAATAACTTTAAAAAGAGTTCGTTTATTAAATAGATCATCCTTCGATGCGGAGTACACGAAGTATTTACTGGAGTCATAGCGGGAGTTGCCATAGTAGTTAATAGCAACCACTGAAACGTCAAAACGTTCGTGCATCTTATCGAATAGGTTTTTTGCAACATTTCCAAAACCTGTAGGTGCTACGAAGTCGGACCAAATTAGAAGTTTAGGCTTCATTTTAACTTTTGATTATATTATATATCAATATACGAAAACTAACATAAAAAAGAAAGAAAAGGTTGCCCTTTTCTTTCGTAAACATTACATGCCCTTGAGTCAAGTGCAGAAATCGGTGGGTTTGTCGGAATCTTCTGAAAGATTACGCAAAACCATAGATGTATGCAGTTGGCGAGAGGCTTAATTTTTCATTAACTAGAAGAAGAGAGGACCGCTGGCAGTCCTCTATTTTTTATATTTCTAATGTTTATTTTTTGAACTGAAATTGATGTTCGTACTCTTTTCTTTTAAATAGAAGGTATGCTGCGTGTGTTACCCAGTATAGTACTGTGTCCTGAAGGCTAGCTTCGGTTGCTCCCATCGATGACTTCTGGTCCTGCCCGTGCGATGCCTCAGGATCCTATCCCTTAGTGGTCTCTTAAGGACGTCTTTAAATCGGAGCGCTGGTCCTTATCATGATGAGCTCTGGCCATGCTCTGGCCGTGATGGTCCGCGGGTTTCGAACGCGTGCTGGATCTGGTCCCAGTGCCGCGGCGGCGCTAACGTTGTTAGATCTAGTAGCAGCTCGGGTTGCATATGCATGCAGTTTTGTTTCGAATTCTATGGCTCCCCAATTCCTGGATGAATCGGGTGTCTGTGTTTTTCAGTGTTTCTCCCGATTCCGAAGGAATTGGCATCCCATAGAATTCGTACCTTTGGAGGCTAGCGATACGCTAGCCATAATACCAAAGAAAGTTTGGTAGGAAATAAATTGATCTACGAACATCCTACCATTTGTAGTTTAAAAAAGAAGCTATTGCCTCTACTACGTTTTTCTTATACCACAAAATTAAAAAAAACTTAAGTGTTCCATGTGTGACCAGAAGTCAGGCTAGACCGCCAACATTTATTACAATGTGAGCAAGCCTCCTTTGATGCGAGTACACCTGAGTCGCAAGGACACTGTTCTTTAAATTTTCTAGTATAAATCTTATCTAGCTTTTTATCGCTAGTATTAAAAAAGATGTTAAATTTTTCTTTCAGGACTTCGAACTCTTTTGGCTTCCCTGTGAAAGCAAATGTTATTCTATCCTTCCCAAAGAACTTAACAGCGTGTGCGTAATGTTTTAGATTTTTTTCATCAAATCTCTAACTTCCCCGCTTATGGAGAACCAATTTAAGTAACTCATTTAATTGGTTCTCCATAAGCGGGGAAGTTAGAGATTTGCTTATTAGGTAGAATTTAAAGTTTAAAATATTTAAGAATTTCAAGTGACCAGGAATGTAATCTCCAGATCCATAGATCCGTACAGGTAACTTTCCAAGTCGTTTCCATTTGTCAGATTTCGAGTTTCTCAGTTTTCTATATTCATTGTTAAGTTGTGCCCCAAATAGTTCAGGAGTTGCAAGTGCTATTTCATAGTTCGCTTGTATCTTCTTACTATATGCTTTGTAGATTCTTTCTAGGTTTTCTACGTAGCAATAATTCGTTATTTTGGACTATTTCATTATCTATTATAAATTTAGTTTCTTTACGCAGTATTCTGAAAGGTGCTTTAGAGTAAACCTTTTTCCAAAATAATTCAACATACTTGCATACATATATTATTCTATAAGTTGTAGAGTGTTTATCGTTTTTTTGGATCATTACATTTGGAAACCCTTTTTCTATTAAGATACTTTTTATGGTTTCCATCATAGCGTAATTACCAGCAAATCCAATTTTTCGACTCGTTCTCCACTTTTTTAATAGTGTTGGCATATGTATATAGCCATCACCGTCAAATATACCAGATATAAATGCAGAGTTGTAGCTCTTGTGTAACTTAGGAAAAGTTATAGAAGAAGATTTATCTGCATGCAAGCCCAGTACTTTTAACGCGTATACTAAATATGTAGAAGATAGTCTTAAAACATATTTTTGTTTTATTATTTTTGATACTTTTGTTTTATAACTTTTAGTAAAGATGGGACCCGTGTACTTCAGTTCTTTTTTAATATACTCTATAGGTTCCCTATCAATTAAAGATATAGATATTACTTTATCTTTGTTTGTTAAGCAACCATCACTCCACAGAAGACCTAATATGTAGGCCTTACTGTTTGAGTCTATTTTATCAAAGTATTTAAAATCTAAATCAAAAGTATTGTGTCGTTGCCTTTGTATTTTTAGTCTTTTGGCTTTGCACTGTATCGTACTAAACGCTCTATTTAACTTACTACAAAGAGTTGCACGCGTTCCAAATGGATAGTTGATTTTTAAATATTCAACTTCATCATTGGTCCATTCCATGTATATTTTTTTTGAGTAAAAATTTATAAAGATACCGAGTGCTGTGGGGCTTATTGTTAGGATCATCCCCTAGTCTCTGAACCTTCCTGTCTCCTTTATCCTAAGTCAGGCTCGGCTGCAGATAAAGTTATTATTAACTCTTCCCTGCAATTCTCTCGGTTTTCATTAGGCATCACTACCTAATGCTGCAATTATTTACAGATTTGTGGGCATGTGTGGGTTCTGTCAAAATCCACGCTTATCAATGTTTTATTGTTATAAGTGAATAACTGAGTTTTCAATTATCTTTGTGCTGGTTGCTCGTTTATAGTTTTCGTGTGCTCGAACTGTATTTTTTATCTACACCTTTCATATATTCTTCATATGTAATAGGTGTAACTTTTTTTAACTTACCGTATCTAACCTTATTTCCTACGATATATGCATCCATAATATTCTCTGCTCGTACATAAAGTACACGCGAAGTGCTACTATGCTTACCTGTTTCCAACGTTACTCTAAAATGTTCCATTTTCTACTCCTAGTTATCAAGTTGTAGGTTTTCTTAGCGCGGTCTGTTTTCACTTGCTGCTGCTGCGGCTGCTATTAAAGCGGCTTCTGCTACGGCAATTAGTACTTGTGCTGCTAATCCCCACATACTTATTTACCTGGATTTAAGGTTTATTCGCAATACATAAAATTAAATCGTCTACATTCTGTAAACAATTCTAATGCTTGCTTCTCTATATCTGCCGTGTTTACCGTTGCAATTAGTTTAGTAATTGTTACTTCTGCTTTATTCCATTTATAAAAGTAGTTAGGTAAACGTGTAGTTCTCTGTTCTTTGTACTTTCCTGGAAAGCTTAACTTCATACCACATACCTTTTTATTGTGCTCTTCTCTTATATAAAGAGTCATAATATCGTAAAGACCGTACAGATGAACGGCACTGCGCGTATCCACAAAGAGCGCTGGTTTACTATTCGTTACAGCAAATGGTATATAAATACTTATAAAGTTTATACCAGAAAAACTCATTTTTATTTTTATTAATTCTTTAAAGTTATCTTCCCAAGCGCTGCTAGTAATTGTTCGCCACGCTTGTGATGTAATGTTCTTATCCATTCAATTTGGCCTCGGAGTTTTTGATACTCAGCTGTAGATAAACTACCCGTCTGTACCAGTAAATTGTGTAATCTTGCTCTTAAGTTCTTCCACACCCATTTAGGGGTGCCTAGTCTGCTATTAACAACTACGCCAGTCACTATCATTCTTCTGTGAGGTCTTAGTATCCTGGTCTTATTCGGATTCATCTTAAACCCCCATGTTATTAATTCCTTATTAATGTCTGGGAGAATAGTAAACATCATGAAGTCAAAATTTTTGCTGCTAAAACTGATATCATCTGCGTATCGTGTATAGCGCAAGTTATTTATCTTTGCGAGATTGTACATATGCTGATCTAATTTCATACAGAACATGTTGGCAAGTGCTGGACTTGCAGGAGAACCCTGCGGTAAGCCACCTTTGTATGTTAACAAGGCTGTTAGTATTTCAAGTTCTTCCTTAGTATAAGGTATGGGATCTTTACAATTATTCAATAGGTATGTAAGCAACCTAAAGACTTCATTAACTTTGATAGAGCCGAAGAAATTTGAAACATCTACACATAGAAGTACTTTACTTTGTACGTGCATCGCTGCACCATCTCTCACGCTTTTACCTTTGATAAATCCAAAAGCACACGGATGTGCCCTAAATTTGTATACTAAGTTTTTTAGAATATTACTCTGAATTTCTTTTAGGGGCTCTTGTGGAGCATCTATCCATCGAAGTTTACCACTAGCCTTTTTTATAGGAAATGACATGTAATAATTTTCTATATTATTGGCTACTTCATCTACCACTGTTTTTGAAAATCCTGTTAAATCATAAATTGTCAAATTTGCTTACTGGTTAAAAGTTAAAAGGGGAGAGTTCTCCCCTTTATAATTTTGCACATGTGATCCTTTTGGCGTTTATGCCATGGTAGGCACTGTCCTCAAGTTTCTTATTGTTTTCGGGGGCACGTTAATAAATTAAATCCCAGAACGTTTCATTCTGGTAGTATAATAATCTTATATACTTTTTCTGCAAAATTTATTTTTAAATGTTTGAAAATAGATTTATTGCTAAATCGTCTGAATTATTTTTTTTAAGGCACCATAGTTTTTCTACGGTGTCAGAAAAGGTTTTGACACAGGAGTCTGAATTGTCATAAGTATCAATCAAGATTGATGTGATATTTACGTTATTATCTTTTTTCCATTTTAAATAAGATTTAAGCCACCCTTCTGTTGCAGCACATTCACCATCTGTAATGAACAAGATGTCTGCTTTAGAGAAGTTTTTCATTAAATCTATTTTATCCCTAGCCAGATCCAACGGAGGTTGGAATTGCGTTCCTCCTCCTGAGAAGTACTCGGCCATGTCTATTATATCTTCTATGTTGTAATTATTTTTTGGGAAGTAATTACAATGTAAATGTTCTTTCGGCGATGCATCGAAGTGTATTACATAGAGGTCACGCTTTTGTATTCTCGTAATCTCCAACACACCCATTGCAACACTCTTGGCCCAACAGTTGTTATCATTAAGCTTTTTATCTTAACTTCTATACCATTACGTATAGGTCAGCGTACATTTTTACCCTTAACTTAATAATAGGGTATCGAGCACTCTTGGGTAGATTATATTTATTCACTACCTACGCGTTACGATGATAAGTTACCTTTCGTAATTAACTTATTTATCTCGGTATCATCCCTTAGGACCTCCACCGATATTGCTCGATCATACTCCTTAATATTACTATTAAGGACGACTTGTAGACTTTCTATTAATTCTTGTTTTCTAAATTTAATGTCAGTTTCCCAAATATATAGAATTGAATATCCCATTGAAAGTAGTAACTCTTTTTTATTTTTATCCTTCTGTACAATAATTTTTTGGTTATCGTACTTCGGACCATTTGGAAATAATAAAGGGTCACAATGCCAAAAAGCACCTTGAACTTCAATAATTAATCCATTAACAAAGAAGTCTACTACATATTTAGAAATTGGGTATTCTTTAATGTAACCTACTTCCAATTGAATTAGTATATTCTCTACTTCAAGTTCTGCTTTTGTTTGTACTCTTCTATATTTTTTATACTTTTTAGTAATACCCATTGAATGTAGTTTTGATTCAATAGTATGTTGTGAACGTCCAGGAAATTCTTTTAGTATATCTGCGTAAGAATAATTGTTTACATACATGTCAAATAATTTTTGTTCTTCTTTCTGAGTGTACGCTCCTACTATTCTCCTCATTTTTCTACCTAATTGTTTTTCCTTACGTTCACGTCTTCCAATAGTATCACATTTTTTACACAACGACATTAACCACTTTCCGCCAGATCTTTTATTAAAGTCCTCAGGAAGTTTTGTTTGTTTACATTTAGTACAAGTTTTTTCTTTATATTGCATTTTAAGTGCTGATTAAATTAATATGTTAATATAGCACATTAAACTGAGAAGCCAAAATGATCTCATTTTGGCCACTCATCGATCCTGAATCGTCTATACAGATAATCACAGGTCCTTTTTGTTTTTTCTCTTTACCAGAAGTTTCATACTGAAGTGTTTTACCCTCTAGAAAATCCTTCTTGAAAAGCAGTTTAGTAATCGGATGTAAAAGTTTCATCTTCTCACTAGCGAGTAACTTTCCTAAGTCTCTTCCAGGGATAATGTCATACACCTCATCCATTCCTCTCTTAACTTTTTCACGTTGAGTTTGTATAGCCATTCGTTTGTAACGGCCTGCTAACTCAGCGATCTGTTTAAGTTTCGTGGAATTTCTAAGTCGTTCTAGTAATTTTAATTTTTCTTGATAGCTGCTTTTTGTAAAGGTATCAGATGCGTCTAGTCCCCAATTCGTAATTAAATCAGAAGTAGCTCTAGATTCATTGACGGCGTTTTCCAGTATTTTGTTAATAGCCCGAATTTCTTTTTTGTTGACTAGGGCTTTCACCTGTTTTAGATGTTCCTCTAATCTTTTTTGAGCCTCTGCATATTTTATTTTTTCTTTACCAGGAGTTTTATCACCACCTGGTCCACCTTCTTCACCCTCGCCAGGACCTTCACCTTTTTGTGCGTCTGCCGCATCTTTAGCAGCCTGTTCAAGTTGTTTTACCAACTCGTCAAACTTCTCTTTTAAGTCTTTTATCAACTCTTGTACTTGCTCGCCCATTATTTCTGTACCAACTGTTGCAGCTATGGAATCTAGACGAGTCAAGTTTCGTAATTCTTTGTACTGTGGCGATTTAAGTATCTCAGACATTATTTCTGAATTTAATAAATGCGAGTACATGATTTGATTCTCTGGTACTTGTTTAGGGGCATATTTAAAAAGAGCGTCAAATAAATCTTGATGCAATTCTTTAAATGGTGCGTAACCTTTGGTACCATCCGTTTCAGTATTTTTAATCTTTGGATTATTCTTCTTAATTTCGTCAAACAGAAAAATATCATATGCATCTTGATCGATGGTATTTTTTCCTATTCTTATATCGTCGTTAAGAAGTTTTCTTTTTTTGCTTAAGTCTCTCATAAGAAAGTAGAAGCACCCATCCCTAGATGCACTTTAAATACTCGTGCAAGCATAGAATCGACGCCGTCCTCGTATTTTTTGATTTCAGTTACATTTTTATTAAGTTTTTGATGACTTGTATAATATTCATGTAATTTGTTTTTAATATCTTTTAGTTTATTCGCAGCTTCTACGCCGTACTTCATCTGCTCGTTTTTATCTGTAGTTTCCGTGATTTTTTCAAATACTTCATTAGCGGTTTCCCACAATTTTAGAATTTGATTCTTTTCAGGATTAACCAGATTCAAGATAGTAGTATACAATTTTTTCTTTTGATCTGGATCTGTCCAAAGAACAAATTGTAAAATATCGAAGTCGTCTTCGTTTACTTCTTCCCTTTTGTGTAGATAAGCTTCTGCTTTTAATATCTGCACAGACATTTTATAAGTACGATCTGTTGCAGGAATTCCTTCCTTGTGCAGGCTGTCTATTATGTTAGCATACACATCTGCCATCTCATCAGAGAACTTTACTTGTGATACTTCTTTTTTAACCTGTTCTAGTTCATCCAAAGTAATTATCGGTTTTACTTGTGTCATGCTAGCCATTAGCATTTTAATTCTGTTAGAACGTTCTTGCACTGGTTTAACGACAAACTTTAAATGAAACCTGTCAAATAGAGCTGTTAGTCCATCGGAGTTTTCTGGAATTTCGTTGGAGGCGCCTACTAGAGTTACCAAAGGAATGTCCAGCACCTCATTGCCATTTGTAAATTTGCGTTCATTCATTACGGTTAGTAAAGAATTTAATAGTGCCGATGAACTTTTAAAAGTCTCATCAATAAAAGCAAAGTGGCAATCTGCCAAGTACCCTTTTATCTGACGATAGTATTCGTCGTTCTCGAGTCCCTTTAGGGAATAAGGACCAAATACTTCTTCGGGGGTTGTGAATTTGGTTAGAAGTTTTTCAAATCTAGTTGTCTGTTTGAATAACGACTGGTAAGCTATAACTAGGTTAGATTTGGCTGTGCCAGGGGGACCTAACAGTAAAATATTTAAACCTGTTATAGTAGCTAAGTTTAAGCCGTGTGTTTCGTCACCGCGCTCCACAAAATTGTCATCTAAGACATCTTTTATTTTTAGGAGTTTGTCAACAAGAGCCATTGTGATCATTATGTAGTTTCCTGTGTATCAGGGTTAAATAGTGAATATTGCGCCAGTCTGGCGTTATACTCACTTATAAGTAGTGTAATAGTGGTGTTTGCCAACTTTTCTTTTATAGCCAAACGTGTTAAAAAGTCGACCTCTGTAGTAAAAGAGCCAGGCAATATTACCTCATAAACTTCAGTAATTTGCTCATGGAATGGCATAGTAGCGCTATAGCTCATATTAATGCTTTTAATGCCTAAGAAATTATAATGTAAAGAAATAGCTACGTACTTTATGTACTGCTCTGTCCCCTGGATAACACACGAGTTGTCATCAATTTCTTGTATTTTGTACGCCGTTTCCAGCAATGTTTTTAGCCTTTTCATAGTATCCTCAAAAGGAGCGGGGTGGGATTTGTGTAGCATTGCACATATCCCCGCTTGTCTTATTTAAAAAATAAAATCGTCAAAATTTATTAGTCGTCAGGAAGTTCTTCCAACAATCGATCCTATTTGATTTTTAAATGTTAATGTGTTATATTAAGACAGTAATTCCATCTTCACATAGTTCTTATACCAAATTTTAAGGAGATCCCATGGATAGTGGCTTAAGTCAAAAAATACAAAATACCCAACTACAAGATGCTCTCGTAACCTCGATTAAATCTGTATTTCCTTTGGAGAATCAAGGAAGACGAATGATTATGTCTAATCTACGATTCGATGATACTTTGGATGATATGAACTTTCCAGAGCAAAAAGAAGTAAAACTTGATAGAAAATCGTGGCAAAATCCAATCATTGCCGACTTTAATATCGTAGATATAGAGTCTGGGAGACAACTAAGCAGCGCTAAAAATGTTAAAATTGGCAATATTCCTAAGATTACAAATCGCTTTACTACGATAATCGATGGTAATGAGTACCAAACTGTAAACCAAATTCGTAGAAAGTCTGGTATTTATTCTAGAATAAAACGTAATGGTGAACTTGAATCCGAATTTAACTTGTCCAAAGGTCAAAATTTTAAAATGCAGTTAGATATAAATAACCAGCATTTTGTTATAATGTTTGAGAACCGTAAATATCGTTTGTGGACTTTGCTTAATACCATTGGTACACCTGATGCAGAGATACGTACAGCTTGGGGAGATGAGCTCCTAGAACTGAATAAAAAAGGTGCTTTAAATACTGAAGTATCTGAAATGACGAGTATTTACAAGAAACTTTATAACAAGGACCCTAAAGACTACAAAGAAGTAATATCTGGATTACAAAAGTATTTTAATGAAGGCACAGAGGTCGACCCAGACACAACCAAACTAACCCTAGGTGAATCTTTCAGCAGCGCGAACGGACCTGCAATGTTAGCCGCCAGTAAAAAATTACTTGCAATTAACCGAGGGGAAGGTTTAGCAGATGAGCGCGATTCACTAGTTTATAAACGTGTGTTTTCTACCGATGATTTACTTGTAAGTTACTTTGACAAACTCGCCCCACAGATCAAAAAGAAATTAGAGCGAACTTTAGGTCTTAAAGATCAAGTTCGTGAAGTTATTTCCGCAGCTACTTTTGGAGAACCAATTAAGCGCTTCTTTACTGTAGGAGACTTATCTACTACTCCTCCTCAAACTAACCCTGTTACAATCGCAGCCGAGTGGCGTAAAACTACTCCTATGGGTACAGGCGGTATTCAAAGTTCACATGCTATTACTACAGATGCGAGAGATATACAACCTACCCACCTTGGATTTCTTGACCCTTTGAGCACCCCAGAATCTTTAAAAGTAGGAATTACTGTTGGGTTATCTTCGGAAGTAAGAAAGTCTGGCAATGACCTTGTAACTCCTGTATTTGATTTGACAGGAAAAATACACTGGTTCACTCCGATTCAATTTTTTGAAAACATAATTGGATTCCCTGACCAGTACGTAAGGGACGAAGCTAAAAATGTAATGCCTAGATATGATAGTATAAAGAGTATGTATAAAGGGGAATCAAAAGAATTTCCCAAAGATGAAGTTAAGTATTATTTAAGATCTCCACGAAGTATGTTTTCATACCAAGCAAATTTAGTGCCTTTCATGCACAGTACTCAGGGAAACCGTGCAGCCACTGGAGCCAGAATGATTACCCAAGCGTTAGCCATTGATGAAAAAGAAGCTCCGCTTGTTCAGGTGTACCGCGATAAAAATTCTACCTATGAACACGTAATGGGAGCATTTCTTAACCAACGTGCTGGAGCAACTGGTATCGTTACTAAGGTAGATGACAACTACGTTGAAATAAAAACCGACGAAGGTAAAACCAAAAAAGTCGGACTCTATAATAACTTTCCATTAAATCAAGATGGGTATTTACAATCTAACGTTTTAGTAAAAGCTGGAGATTCAGTAGTACCTGAATCTTTTATCGCGGATAATAATTACTCGGACAATCAAACTCTTGCATTAGGTAAAAATTTAGATGTTGCATACATGTCCTACAAAGGTTATAACTTTGAGGACGGCGCTGTAATGACGGAGAGCGCTGCACAACGCATGGCACACACGATGTTGCATAGAATTAACGTCTATTATTCTCCTAAGCTAACGGTGTTCGACAAACGTAAGTTTAATGCTTGGTTTCCTGATCTCATGTCTCAAGAGAACTTTAATAAGCTGGATGATAAAGGAATTATAAAAGTAGGAGAAACTATTCATCCAGATGAAATAGTCTGTGCACTGCTTATCGAAAAAGAAATGGATGACATTGAACAGACCTTAAAGAAACTAGATAAGTATACCTTTAATAACTATTCTAAAAATGTAACTCGTTGGGATGAAGAAGATCCAGGCGTTGTAACAGATGTACGCGTCGTTGGCAGAAATGTAGATATATACATCAAAGCAAAGCATCCATTAAAAGAGGGAGATAAAATTGCAGGACGTTATGGTAATAAATCTATTATTACTAAATTAATTCCTGATGCGGATGCTCCACATAGAGCCAATGGTAAGCCTATTGATATTTTATTATCTCCTGAAGGTGTACCAGGTCGTATGAATATTGGACAACTACTAGAAACAGCTGCTGGGAAAATAGCAGAGAAGCAAGGGAAAACCTATGTTGTAAATAATTTTCAACAACCAGAAATAGATTCAGCAAAACAAGTTTATGACGATTTAAAAGCTAATGGACTTGAGGCAAATGAAACCCTCGTAGATGGTAAGACAGGGATTCCAATTGAGACTCCTATCTTTGTAGGTAAACAATATATTATGAAACTTAGACACATTGTTAAGAAGAAACAAGGTGTGCACTCATTTGGTTCTTATGATACAGATGAACAGCCTACTGGAAAAGGGGTTCAAAAGATTGGAATATTAGATGCTTATTCGTACCTATCTCACGGAGCTAAAACAAATCTACGTGAAATGGCAGAAGTAAAAGGTAGAAAAAATGATGAGTACTGGAGAGATTTGCAGTTTGGACTTCCTCCTGGAAAGCCAAATCGTAACTTTGTATTTGAAAAAATGACTGCATACTTAAAAGGATCTGGAATAAATGTTGAGAAGAAAGGAAACAACTTACGAATTTTTCCTTTAACCGATGCTGATGTAACGAAGATGTCCGCAGGGGAACTCACTGATCCAGGCGCAATGCTTATAGGTAAAAATCTTGCTACCCGTAAAGGTGGGTTGTTTGATCCTGTTATTACAGGTGGAGTAAAAGGAACTAACTGGTCACACTTAGATCTAGTAGAACGTATTCCTAATCCAATGTATGAAGACGCAATTATGAAAGCCCTAAATCTAACAGAAGCAGATTTTGAAAATGTACTGCACGGTAAAAAAGAATTAAATTCTAAAACAGGAGTAATTGCACTTATAGCAGGTCTTAACAACATTGACGTAAACGCGCAAATAAAAACTTTAAAGGCAGAGTTAAAAACAGCTCCTCCTACTAATGTAAATAAATTAAACACGAAATTAAAATACATGCTTGCACTTAAAGACTTAGACATGAAAGCAGCAGATGCTTATACTATGTCAAAAGTACCAGTTGTTCCACCACAGTTCAGAACTATATATCCATTGCCGTCTGGTGATTTAATGGTTAGTGATATTAACAAACATTATCGTGACGTAGGTTTGATAAATCAGAGTCTTAAGAGTATGTACTCCGAGTTAAGCGATAAAGACAAAGTTGAAAGCCAAGTTGCTTTATATAACTCTGTTAAAGCTTTACAAGGTTTCACCGACCCAATGACTTTTTCAAAAGACAAGTATAAAGGTTTTATTAAAGAACTTGGACAAATGAAATCAGGTTTGATACAGGGAGTTCTTTGGACTAAACCACAAGATCTTTCTGGACGTTCTACAATTACAGTAGAACCCGATTTAGGGTTAGACCAAGTAGGCGTACCTATTGACATGGCATATACTATGTATAAACCGTTTATAATGAGAGAGATGAAACAGTCTGGTATAAAAGTAACTGATGCAAAGAAATATTACGATGAAGAAAGTCCAATCGCCAAAAATGCACTTAGTGAAGTTATAAAAACTCGTCCTATTATACTAAACAGGGCGCCAAGTTTGCATAAACATTCTGTACAAGCATTTAATCCAGTGTTGATGAAGGGTAAGTCTATACGGCTAAACCCACTTATTATTAAAGGGTTTAATGCTGACTTTGATGGTGATACAATGAGTATGATGGTGCCTATTAGTCGTGAAGCTGTAGAAGAAGCTAAAAACATGATGCCAAGTAAAATATTATTCAAGCACGGCGATAATCAGTTAATGCCTGACTTAACTAAAGATTATATTTTTGGTTTGTGGGAACTTAGCAAAACTACTAGTAAGTCTGGTAAGAGTTTTAAATCTATAGATGAGGCAAAACAGTCTGGACTCAAATGGACAGAAGAGTTTAAGCTTAATGGAAAACCTATGACCATTGGTCAGTATATGATTAATTCTGATCTTCCAGATAAATATAGAGATTACACAAGAGTTTTAACTTCTAAAACTGCAGAAAAACTATTAACTGAAATTGGCAAAGACCAGCCTCAGCACTTTCCTAATGTAATCAACACATGGAAAAATTTGGGAGCTACTTATTCTTACCTTAAAGGTCATACAATTTCTATCACGGATTTCATCGGAGATAAAGGATACAGAGACAGACTGTTAAAGGCAGAACTTCCAGCCATAAATAAACTAAAAGGTGATAAGAGAATTGAGGCCCTAAACACATTAACACTCAAGGTACAAGATGCTCAAAACGTACTTCTTGAAAAAAGTGAAAACAATTTAGGTAAAATGGCCGCGTCTGGATCATTCAGTAAAAAAGATTCCATTAGACAAATTCTTTCTATGCCTGGTGTTCTTACAGATATTAACGGGGCACCGTTAGAAATACCAGTACTAAAATCTTACGGCGAAGGACTCGACACAGCTTCTTACTGGAACTCACTGTATGCAGTACGTAAAGGTACTGTGGATCGTGCGGTAAATACACAAGAGTCAGGTGCACTAAATAAATCTCTGTTAAATGTAAATAGACGCTTACTAGTAATCGAGATAGATTGCGGAACTGACGAAGGTTTAGAGTTTGAAATAAATGATAAGAATGTTATGGATCGTGCTTTGCTACACAGTATAGCAGGTATAGGAAAACGTAATGACATTGTCGACAACATAGTTATCCAAAAAGCTAAACAAAAAGGACTGGTTACCCTCAAAGTACGTTCTCCGCTGACATGTCATTCAGTTGAAGGCGTTTGTCAAATGTGTTACGGACTTCTTCCAAACGGACAACTTGCACCTGTAGGGGAAAATGTTGGTGTAAGTGAAGCACAGGCTGTTACAGAACGCTCTACCCAGTTAACCATGAAAACTTTTCACTCAGGCGGAAGTGCTTTAGGTGGAGGTGGAATCGCTGCAGGTTTTCCTAGAATAGAGCAGTTACTTAAAGTTCCAGAAAAGTTAGGCGGAAAAGCAACACTTGCAGAAGAAGACGGACTAGTTGGAGAGATTACAAAGAATGTAACTGGTGGGTACTTTGTTAAAGTTAACACAAAAAACTATGTAATTGCACCAGGACGTACACCAGTTGTTACGATAGGTCAGAGAGTTAAACAGGGCGATCCATTATCAGACGGTGTTGTAAAACCACAAGAACTTGGAGAACTTACTACACACTTAGCAGCTCAACAACATATAGTAAAAGAGTTAGGTAAAGTTTACGAAGGTCAGTTTTACGATAAAACTTTTGAAACTGTTTTACGTGGAATATCTGATAATGCAGAAATAACAACCGCCCCTGACGACTCAGGTGCCTATCGGGGCGATAAGGTTAGCATATCCTACATTGATAATGTAAATAGAAAACGTAAAAAAGATGGGCTAGAGTTAATAACCTATAAACCTTACTTTAAATCAATAGACACCTTAAACACTGATTCAGATGACTGGATGACTCGTATAACCACTAATCGTGTTAAAGCAGGTTTAACCATCGGTGCTTCGAAAGGACAATATGCAAATATTAAAGGCAAAGATCCAGTGCCTGCGTATTTGTACGGCGAGAACTTTGGAAGAAACACAGATTTCGAGAAAGGGGAGTTTTATTAATGAACGAAGATCATATATCTTGCGATAAATGTAAAAAAGGGACAATTACCGCAAAGAAGATTTGCAGGTTACGCTGGAAAGTGTCCTGTGATGGCTGTGATAATGCGCAGATACTTTACTACCCACAGCTTTTAGCGTATATTAGTATACTAACCTATGGAGATTCTAATGGGAAAATTTTTTAAAGAACTGGCTATATTAGGAGCGCAGGATAAACAAATTAAGGGAGTACTGGAAAGCAAAAATGCAATAAAAGATCCTGTAAAAACTCTGGAAATGGTTACACTTTTGGAGAAAACTAAAAAAAATAATATTAATGCTTTTGCTAAGCGCAATAACATGGTGAACTAGCATGGGAAAATTTTTTAAGAATGCTGGTGTTTCCGCAGAACTCCTCGATGCGGCAAAGAAACTTGATTGGGCGAAAGCTAGAAAAGACTTTATAGGGCCTGGTATTGTAATTGGTGGAGCGGCAGGACTTGCCACTACTGCTATAACAGGTGGTATTAAAGATGAGCGTGGGGACCTAAGACCTATAAATATAACTAAAGGCATCGCTGCAGGTATTGGCGTAGATGCATTAACAGGACTCGGACAAGCGGTTTGGAAGAGACGTAATGAATTAAAAGAGGTTATTAAAAAATGATAATATATGAATTTATTACTATAACAGACAGAACTGCCTTTTTAAAGAGAGTCAATGAAGTATGCAAAGAACAAAATAAAATTATATATATAAATGTTAATAGTAGAAAAATTGAAATTGATTACTTGGAGGAAGCAGACCTTAAGCCGATTATAGACGCAGTGTATTTAGAGGCATATGATGGGAAACTTTTTTAAGCAGCAAGATGGGCTATAAATATGTGTACAAAAGATACTATTCGTTGTACCAAAACTCATGACTACACACCTATTCAGTCTTGTTGTAAGGAACATCTGGTAGAGTTACTTAAATTTGTTACAGATGTTCTAGAAAATAATAAAATCAAATATTGGTTAGACTACGGTACCTTATTAGGTGCAGTTAGAGAAGGTGGACAAATTGCATGGGACGACGATTGCGATATATCAATTCTCTTAGAAGATGAAGAGAAGGTAAGAACAATATTAACTAATAATTCTTACGGTTATGAATTATATGATAACCCACTTATAAATGAAGGTTCTTCTTTTCTAGGGTTACGCTATAGTTCAATAAATCGTTGTCATATTGATATCTTTGCGTGGTATAGAGAAGGGAATCTGATGAAGCGTCGTAACTATTTAGATGAGGGACCTATATCGCCAGATGCTAAAAAAGGTAAACATTTTCCTTTTAGTTTTATAGAAACCCTTATTCCTGTAAAGTTTGAGAATATAAACTATTGGGCGCCTAATAATCCAGTAGAGTTCTGTAAAATGCGGTACGGTAAAGCTTGGAATGTTCCTATGACAGTAGCCGACTGGAACAGTAAAGTAAATACTGAAACTAATCAAATTTACGAGTTTAATGATTGATATACAAGAGTTAATAAACAAGTGCAATAGTCTACAAACTTTACATGCTGCTGTAGGACCTTTAAAAATAAAAGCCATGGAAGAAGCGTTAACTATGTTCCCGCCGTCTATTAAACATGTTATTGATATAGGTTATGTAGAAGCGTATGAACCCGCGTACGCTTCCTGCAATCTTACAGTTTCTGGATATAATCTGCCAGAGCATGATATGCATAAATTTGATATTAAATGTGATGCGGTTATACTACGACATGTTCTTGAACATAGTCCTATTCCAATGTTACCTCTTGTAAGAATACATGAGTACCTTAATGAAAAAGGTTATATAGTTGTGGTGGTTCCAAAATTAACTGAGATGTGGTCAAAATATGATTATCATTTTACTGTGCTAGATTTACACGGCTGGTTGCATTTATTTAAACATTCTGGTTTTAATGTAGTATCGCAGCAAACTGGAACGTGGCGAGATGACGAAAATGGCATTGAATGTAGATTTCTTCTGCAAAAATAATATGGATAAAACTAAATTAGGTTTCACAGTAGGTGTGTGGGATTTGTTTCATGAGGGGCATATCAATATGTTAAAAGAATGCAGAAAACATTGCGACTATTTACATGTTGGAATTATGACTGATTATTGGGTTACTGTTCAAAAAGGCAAGAACCGTCCTATTGATCCGTTATCTTATCGTTTAGTAAATCTGCGTAACTCAGGATTATCAGATAAAATTATTATTCTAGACACGCTTGATATGAGTCAGTATTTACAAATGGTTGACGTTTGGTTTAAAGGAGACGACCAAAAGAATATGAGACCCTTTGACTATCCGAGTACAATTTTTATAAAAAGAACTCCTGGTATATCAACTACAACATTAGAGATTGCAGACAATGGGTAAGTTTTTAGATTCCGAGTTTGCCCCTGGCATCCCAGACAGAGGTGTAAAAGCTAGTTTACCTAACTTTACAAACCCCCAGAAATGGGAATTTGTACTCCATTCGCACGACGCTGAGCGAGCTGGGCAGCATTTCGATTTGAGACTTGGAGATCCTACAACAGGGTTTGCCCATAGTTTTGTAGTACGTAGTTGGCCAAAATCTGGTGAGAAAGTTTTAGCTGTACAACAACCTACACACACAGTTAAATATATGGATTTTAAGGGAAGCATTGAATCTGGATATGGTAAAGGGCATGTTGGTATAGCAGATCGTGACCAGGTGGAAATCATAAAATCCAGTCCTGACAAAATAACCTTTTACAAGTACAAAGGTGGCAACACTGAAAAATTTAGTTTAATAAGAACAGGTGGAGATCAATGGCTTTTACTTAATCATACATCCTCTGGTGAACTTGGTAAATATTTTGCTAGCACATCTAAATATAAAATGAAAGAGTTAGATCAGGCTTATGTTCCGCAGGAACAAGACTTCATAACCCCTAAGATAGATGGTGCCTACGCAACTACTATACTCCGACCCAACAAAACCCCCATAGTTTTATCTTCACGACTAAGTAAAAAAACAGGGTTACCTATTGAGTATACGGCTAAATTATACGATATTATAGGTGGACGTGTTCCGAAATCCTTAGGGAATACCGTTTTACGTACTGAAGTTTACGCAGTAGACAGACAGGGCAACGAGGTACCTAATCGTTTATTAGGTGGCATGCTTAATGCGAATGTTTGGAAAAGTCGTGACATGCAAAGAAGTGCAGGTACTCCCTTAAGATTGGCAGTTACAGATGTTGTTAAATATAATGGTAAAGACACAACCAACCTGACCCCAAAAGCTAAATATGACTTAATACGTGGACTTACCAAACAGCTTAACTATCTTGATGATCCTCTTGAGCTCCAGAAAAAAATAAAATTTAAAGAAGGTAAAGTTATATGGAAAAATGGTCTCCCATACAAATTAAAATACAAACCCGAGTATGATTATGCTGTTCAAAGTGTTTTTCCTGCCACTATTAAAAAAGGAATCCCCAGAGCTGGAGGAATTATTGCCTATGACGCGGCCACTGGGGTTACTACGAAAGTAGGAACGGGATTTACCCATCTAGAGTTGCAAGATATGCTAAAAAATCCTGATGAGTATGTAGGCAGAGTGGCAAAAATTAGTGCTATGGAGCAACATCCTAGCGGAAAGCTACGGTCGCCTTCGTTTATAACATGGCACCTTGATAAAGGAAGTACAAATGAGTAAAAATTCAACAACCGTGGAATTTATTGCTAAAGCTAATTTAGTGCACAATTTTAAATATGACTATACTAAAACTATTTATAAAACAGCTATACAAAAGGTAAAAATAGTCTGTAGCGAACATGGAGAATTTTTACAAAATCCAAACTCGCATTTAAACGGTAGAGGTTGCGGTAAGTGCTCAAAGAATGCTCCATTACTCACCAAAGAGTTTATATTGCGATCAAAGCTTGTACATGATAATACATACGACTACTCTAAAACTGTTTATCGTAGTTCTCATAAAAAACTTGTTGTAACTTGTCGTGCTCACGGAGAGTTCTTAGTGTCCCCCAATAACCACTTACGTGGAAGAGGTTGTCCAGAATGTAAGCATTCAAAAGGAGAAATGATCATAAGTAACCTACTAAACGAACTTGGCGTGCAATACAGAGTTGAATACAGTTTTGCTGACCTGTGTAGCCACAAGGGTAACCCGTTACGATTTGATTTTGCTATATTTAATAATCACAGACTTTCTTGTTTAATAGAGTTTGATGGAGGTCAGCATTTCTGGCACGTCCCGCACATGATGACCATGTCAAAGTTTAAAGAATTGCAAAGTTATGATGTTTTAAAAAACAATTACTGTGAAGTAAATAATATAAAATTAGTTCGTATTCGTTTTGATGAAAATATCTGCACAAAGTTGGAGGCAGCCCTTGGGAAAGTTTAACTTTTTTAAAGATGATGCAGTAACTAATGCTAAATCTGGCACGGACCAACAATACCATGTCGGTGAGAGCTATATTAAAAAAATTACTAAAATACACAATGATGCGGTCGATGCAGGAAAATTTATACAGTTAGGAGAAGATAACCCAATGTTAACACTGATGTATGAAGGACATGGATTAAAAAAATTTAAAGGTAAGTTCAATTTCACGCCAACTGTAAAAGGGATTATTAAAAAAGATCATGACATTGGAGCAAACTTATAATGGGAAAATACTTTATAAAAGAAGGGTCGTATAGACTCTTTCGAAGTATTGCAAAAGCTGGAAAAGAGGTATTAATTGGTACAGAAAAAGTAAAAATTAAACCTGGGATAATGTTTGAAGATCGCACTAAAGCCAAACAAGTATTTGAGCAAGTTAAGAGTGCAGTTAACCCATTTAGAGCCAGAATTAAATCTCCAGACTCAATACAAGCTAACCTTACTAAAAATAAGCAGATAGGAGATTTGCTTGGTATGCAGATATACTCACGAAAACCTCAACAATACATTGAACACTTAGAGAATATATTCAAACAAGGAGGGGGAGAAGGGTTTCGAGTTAAACGTATGAACAAACCTGGATATGTCGGTGCGAATATTTCTGGGAAACTGCATGGTGTTGAAACTGAAGTGCAGGTGTCTCCTGGGTACCGCGCAAATTTTGGACAGATCCTACAGCACGACTCTTACAAACCTCCTACAGGTTATACTGATTGGGATAAAGATAAAGCAGATAAAATAGGTAGATGGCTTGTAGATAAAGGAATTGCTAAAAAGCCTGAATGGTTGGAATTTTTAGGTAAAAAATAACAAGAGAGGTTCTTGTTACTTTTCAATAATTTTTCTATGATCTCTACGACCAAAGATCATCATCAAGTGAATTTGAATAATTCTCAAAAATCTCATTTTAATTCTCCTTATATTAATATTCTTATACCATAATATATAAAATATGAAACCAAAAGACCACCAAAAACGTATTGCTAAGAAGCTTGAAAAACAGAACGGCCAAATTTTATATTGGGGGCTTGGTAGTGGTAAAACTTATGGAGCTATCAATGCTGCTAATGAATTAGGTCTTAACGCTACAGTAATAACTCCTGCTTCCTTGCAAGAAAACTTTAGTAAAGAAGTAAAGGGGTCTAGATCTGATTCGAATAACTTCGACGTTAGATCATACGATAAATATATAAGAGATCCAAAGTCTAAGTTCCATGATATGCTTATACTCGATGAAGCGCACAAACTGAGAAATCCAGACACTTCACGTGCAAAAAAGTTAAATGCTGTTTCTAGATCCTTTGGAAAAAGAGTTTTACTGACAGGAACACCTATTCAAGATAAACCCAGTGAACTGGCGTCGTTAGTAAATATTGCAAGCGGTGAAGAGCGATTACCTACAGATGCCAAGACCTTTAATAAAATGTTTATTAACAGTTACACTGACTATCCAACAGCTTACGCACGCATATTTGAAAATGCAAAACCTAAACATGTGGTTTCTTTAAAAAATAAAAAGTTTTTACAGCAACAAATTGCAGGATTAGTAGACTATAAGGATGCTAGTGAAAACCTTGGAGACTACCCAGTCGTTAATGAAACGAGTGTAACCGTAAACATGACTCCTGACCAAGTAAATTCATATAATTTCTATGAACAGAAGTTACCAATAAATCTACGCAGAAAATTAACCACGTTGGGACCTCTTACAGGTACCGAGGCAAATAAACTTAATGCTTTTCTATCAGCCACTAGGCAGATAAGTAATACTAATACTAGATTTGGCAGGGTCGATGCAACTCCCAAGGTACAAAAAGTCATGGACGCTGTACGAAAAACAAAAGGTCCTTCCCTGATATATTCTAATTACTTAGAAAGCGGGGTGTACCCAATTGCGGACGCAATGGACAAAGAAGGCATACCATATGGATTATATACTGGTGAATTAGATAGTACAAAAAAGCAAGCACTAGTAAATGACTATAATTCAGGAAAATTAAAAGCTCTATTAGTATCCTCGTCTGGTGGGGAAGGTCTAGACCTGAAAAATACCATAGCCGTTCACATTTTAGAGCCACACTGGAATAACCCAAAATTAGACCAAGTCATAGGGCGCGCCATTAGATATAAGTCTCACTCTGCTTTACCTAAAAAAGATCGAAATGTGGAAGTTTACAAGTATTTAAGTAAATTCCCAGATGAGCCTACACTTTTGAGTGAAGTTGGTATAACCACCGCTAGGTCTAACAGAGTTACCGCAGATGAGTATTTGTACAATGTTAGCAAAAATAAAGAGAAAATTAATGGACTGTTTTTAAATCTATTAAAAGAAGAGGGTAAAAAATAGTATAAAAAGAAGGCAGGGGCCCTTCTTTTCCAGTACTACTCGTCTACTACTACTGTATGTAAAACTAACTGCTGCTCTTTTCCAGTCAATGTTAGCTCAGCTTCTTGTCCTTCTTCCCTACAGTTTCGAAGTTTTAACTCAGTGTCCCCTTTGTTAATATGAATGCTTGCATAGGCTCTCCAGGCTGGAATATGCGTACGACACATTGTATCTGCAACAGTTCTACGATATAAAGCTGTTACCCAATCTGCTCCTGGTATCGGTTGCACAAAAGACAGTTTTATATGATTCGTCTTTGGTGCAAGGGTTAGCCCAGATCTTGCTCGCGCCAAAGCCATAGTTAAATAATCAGCTAACAGATCATTGTATTCATCTGCATCAGCGTCGGGGTATAACCTTCGGTAAGCATTTATGTAATACTCCCGTTGTTCCGTTGGAATATTTCCTTTCCAGCCGTGTTCATACAAACGGTCTATGGGAGTTATACCATCTAGTACGCTTTTCATAATAGGCTTTACTACCTCAAATATGTTGTCAAAGCTGTACAAAATACTTTCAGCCGCTTCTGATTCAAGGTTTGTAGTTATAGGTGCTTCCATAAGTTGTATCAACTTACGCAATGAGGCCGTATACAACGTAGTATCTGTCTCAACCTGCACTAGTCTTTTAAACGCTATGTACCCAGAGTAGTCTTCTACTCTGAACGTAAAATGGACTCCTGGAGGATACACAGCTTTAACTTGTTCATTGAGTTCTATTAATCCCTGTATAGCAAAAACTTCTGCAAGGTCTAGCTCAGTACCAGGAACAGGTTTCTTACTTCCCCATGGTACTAACAGTTGTATAGGATCTCCATTCTCAATACTACTTGTTATTACAGCAATAAGTGCTCCAGAGTGGAAAGCATTAGGTCTTGGTCCAATCCTAGCTTTTTTGGCACCAACTAGGATATCAAAAACAGCCTGAAATACTTCATGCTTGCTTATGTCTTTCAGTGAAAAACTGTGCTGTACGAAGAGATTCTTTACTACCCCTTCATAGCCATTTTCTACTTTAATTCCTAAATTGAACATATTGTCCTCTAAATTGGTTAAAAAATGTTAAAGTTACTAATATTCTTATACCCAGTTTAACTTGATATTTATTGATATAATTACTATATTATAGTATGAAAAAGAAGCTAGAAGATGGTTGGCATGTATACTCTGAGAAAGGCAAACATATGGGCGGACCGTACGATACAGAGACTAAGGCCAATAAGAGGTTGCAACAAATGGAATTTTTCAAGAAAGCTGAATTTGTGTTTGACAAATATGCAGAAGGAAGTGTAGTACCATTCACAGATAAAATGTGGTATGCACTTAACAACATTAAAAAAAAGAACGTAGGCAAAACTTTCATAGGTAAAAGTGATGGAAGTAAAAGACTGATGTATTAAGGACGCGGCCTTAAAAAATATACAGGTAAGTTCTTTAGTCCCCTGCCAGATACTAAAATAGAATCAATAGATTTATAAGGAGATAACTAATGGGAAAGCCCGCAATGGTAAAAACCATTCAACGAATTTTAAACGAAAAAGAGCAAGCAATGGTTGCGGACCAACAAGCCCAACAAACTGTTGCAGTTGCGACCAAGGCGTCTGGGATGCCTGCTCCTCCGAGTGCGCAAGTTATGCAAGGAGTCTATCAACAACAGCAATATCAAGCCAACATGCAAGCTCAAATTGCAAAAAATCTTGAAAAGATATTAGCACAAAAATATTACAAACCTGCGGATGCTTTAACAGCACAACGCGCGCAATTAGCTTTACAAGAAGAACAAATCAAAGCACAAATACAAGCTAAACAGAAAGAACAAGAGTTTGCAATGCTTGCCCCTAAAGAGACTGTGCAGAATTCAGAATCAGCAAACTACGTATCTCCAGAACAACTAGCTCTGCTAGAACAGGCGTATGCTGGCTTTAGCATGAAGAAGAAATTAAATATTGCAAAGTTAGCACCCATGCTTCAGTATAATACTCCGATGCAGGATTTTCCTGGTGGATTTGTCGACGTCAACTACGACAAGCAAATGAGACCTCTTGGTAGGGCAACAAATAACGTGACGGAGTTCTAAAATAATGGGAAAATTTTTTACGAAATTAGCAGAAGAAATGGTGGTAGTTAAGGAACCAAATCTTATAGAAAAAACTGTATCCATTCCAAATAGATGGGCAGGAAAGTTAGTACTGTGGGATAAAGAAGTTAGTGTTCGTTCCTCGAAAGATTTCGATAAAAAAACTTTAGAAGTTATACATGATTTATCTTCAAAACACGACAATGTTAAGGTATATGTAGGTCATTCACCTATGTTCGCAGAACTAAGACGCGGTCTGGAAGGAAAAGGAATAATTTTTAAACATCCTGTAGCTCGTACACTGTTTGCTCCTTTTAACGCTATGGAAATTCTAAGCTCAAAAATATCTGGTGGAGATCATTACAATCCAGCAACTAATAGTGTAGTGCTGCGTTCAAACATACCTGCTATTGCCGCACATGAGTTTGGACATTCAGCAGACTATGCTTCAAAAAAACACCCATTTTTATATAATATAGGAACAAGTATTCCTCCATTTTATTTGATTAGGGAATATGCGGCATCAAGGAGAGCAGGTAAATATCTAAAGGAAAATGATCTAGACAGCTCAATACTAACTCCTGCGTTTGGAACTTACCTAGGTGGTGCCTTTTTAGGTAATCCGATATTAGGCGCAGTTGGCGGGCATATTGTGAAAGACGAGGTAAAATTCTAATGTTCAAATTAGCAGAATACATACTTGACCACAAAGAGATTTCTTCTACTCAAGTACCCACGATTAAGAATTTTGGTGGGGAAGAACCTGTGTATAAGCACATAAAAAATATACCTACATCACAGGCTATAGACATGCTTGCGGCTGAGTGGAGAGATCGTCCTCCTGTATATCCTAATGTTCGTAAGGAAGTTTATTGGCCTATGGTAAAACGAGCAGAAGAGTCTAATACGTATTTTATAGCAATAGTACCTAGTAGCCAAGCGACTGAGGCAGTACCTAGTTTTAGAGATCCTAGAGAGTTACATATTACAGTTTCTTTCTTAGGAAACAAAACCGAGTCTGAAATAGAGAGTATTAAATTAAAGCTATATGAGCTGACAAAAGGTACAACAGAGTTCAGTTTACAGTCCTCTGGGTACTCTTCATTTAATGGACATGCGCCGCACTTAAGTTTTAAAACAAATGAACGTGCTCTTGCTCTTTACGATAAAGTAATGAGTAGTATTGGAACTGCTTCTGCATTTACAGAATACAAACCACATATGACAGTCGGCAGTGATTTTGTTCCTAGCGGCGCTCCTGTTGAAGTTGAAGTTCGTTCAGTAGTTTTATACAAAATTGAACAAGGTAGATACGTACCTGTTGCACAATTTCCTTTGCAATCCGAAGGTATCATAGATAAAATTAAATCATTCTTTAGTGGGTTATTTTAATGTTTAAGATAGCAGAAGACTCTTTTTTCGACCGTCGCATACAAGATTTACATTATGCGAATTACCTGCTTAAGCATAAACTTGGCGTAGCAGAAGCAGGTATAAAACTAAATTTACCCGCGACTACAATTATAGCCCACGATTGGTCTAAGATGAGACCAGGTACGTGGGATGCACACCGTGATTATTTTTATGGGTCACAGGGCATTTCTGGTAGTAATGAAAGACCAATTTACTTGGATTACAAAGCCTCAAGGGTTCAACATTTTTTGGACGAACCTGGTCATCATGGTTTTAATAAGTCCGTAGACAGTGAACTAGAAAGTGTTGCAGATTGGTATGCAGTAAACAAGGCTAATATGAAAGTTAGCGGTTTAAACTTCCCTAATTTTAAAAGTTGGTGGATGGGCGGAAGGGCTAAATTTGCGCACCAGCTTAGTCCAGAAGCAGTGGAAAAAATAGATTCTCTAATTTTATTGGACATTGATTTTGTGAAATACCTAAGGAATTAAAATGCTATTCAGGGAAAACAATTTACTAACAGTTGTCTCCAGACAACACGAATATAATGCAGAAGCACTTGATGGAAAGCTTACCAAACTAGAAGATACTGCTAAGTGTACCGCACTAAAACACACTCCAGATTCTAAATGGTCATACACAGCTACGCCATTACTGGAAGGGTATATTGATATTGTATGGGATGCGTATGGTTCCAAAACTAGCAGTATGCCAGATAAGCCGCAGATGTTTATCACAGTAGTACTAGAGGAAGATCTTACAGAGTATATTCGTATGAACAACTTCACACTTGTAAAAGTACTTGAACAAAATTTTAAGATAAAAAAAGAAAACACCGTTCACACTACAATTAAACCCCCGAAAAAAACTACGTTCACACAGGAAGTAAAAGCTGGTCTTTCTAGAGCCGCAGAGATTGACTATAAGTTAACCCGTGATCTAGAATCTGCTACACATATTTTTAAGTCTCCAAATCTAAGGTAAAAATAGGGAGAGGTTTCCCTCTCCAAAAACCTACAAGGGTTCAGCAAGCAATTCTAGATCTAATATTAATAGTTCTTTGTTATCATCAAACACTTCTTTGTTTTGTGCATTTACCATGTTATCCAGCAATTTCTTAATGCCTAGATCATCAAAATGAAAACGTTCCTGTACTATCTTTGCCGAAGCTTGATCAGTAAGGCGTTCCTCTAGTTCGTTAATTAATTTATTCATTGTAAACTCCATTGATTATGTCTGCGATCTCTTTTAACTTAAACCCAGAAGGTACTTCCTTCTGTGCTTTCTTTGTACCCCATGCCACTAAAAATCCAGAAGCATGTACAAACCATCCAGGTAAGGCTCTTCCTAACTCTGGCGCAACTGCTCTTGCTACAGTATCACTGATTACTATGCCCATGTTATTACCATCTTCATAGATTACAAAATCTGCACCCTTCTTCATTAAAAACTTAATAGTAGAGTGTTCCTTTGGATTCTTTATGTATGCAATATTTCTATATCTCCAAACAGCCTGCTCAGCTTCTTCTTGAGCAACAAACATAGCTACATAATTTTTGTAGTGTCCTTCTAGTATAACAAACCACGCTTCAAGAACTTCAGGATCAGTACTAATTTTTCGCTTTATGGCTAAAAATATAGTTAGCCAATTACCATATAGACTTGCAGCTGGAAGTTTATTTCCAGAATCAACTTGGTCTATAAATAACGCAAGATCTTTGAAGGCTTCTTTGTAGTCTTCAGTTTGTAATGCTAGATAAGAACTAAATGCAGATAGGATGTATGTTTGTCCATCCTTTACTATTTTCTTGCCTTTAATCCCTAAACCTTCGCAGTCTATGTCTAACATTAAAAAATCTTCTTCAATGTAATGCAGACTAGTAAATTCTTTTTTTGTGATGTCTGCACTTATATATTTTACTCTAAGTGCACCTGTTACCATAAAGGCTAGTGCCAGAGTTGATGCAGCATCTAGGTCCAGGGAGTAATGCGTGTATAAAATCATTATTTTAACATTTCTTTCTCGAAGGCATCTTCGATTTCAATTTTAATTTCATCTGTAATAGCTACGTTATGTTTTGTTAGTACGGTCTCAACCAAGTTACTTACCTTTTTTAGAAGACTTACGGGTCTTTTTGGTTTTAATGCTTGATCTACGTCTTTTAATAGGTTGGCTAGGATCAGTAATTTCTGCTGATTCTCGCTCAGTTTTTCCTTTTGCTGCTTTTTCATGAATCTCTTCCTCCTCGGATTTTATAGCCCGCTTTGTTGTGTTGGAAGATAATATCTGTTTGAATTGCGTAGCTGTAAATTCAAAATTCTTGCTAGAGCCGTTTTGTTCGTATATTTTACAAAGTATTTTCTTTCTGTCAGCATTTGGCTCAATAGCTATTTCTGCTTTACCTTGCTTTATAATGAATATAAAACCACTCTCTACAACATGCGCATCCAAACCACCACAATCAACTACGACAACCTTGAAGTCATCGTTTGCTATTAATACTTTCTCTTCTTTCCCCAATACATTTTTGCCTCCACTAAATATTAATAAGATGGGAGAGGTTTCCCTCTCCCAATCATCTTAAATGACAACATCTACTAAACCATACTCTAAGCATTTTTCTGCTGGTAAGTATAAATTAGATTTCGTTTGTTTTTTCCAGAAATCTGCAGGTTTTTTAGATTTGCTTGCTAGAAGTTTATACAGTTTTGTCTGTAACTCCTTAGTATGCTTTGCCTCGACTGCGATATCATCAGCCTGTCCACCTAACCAGGTGCTAATTTGATGAATCATCACAAAAGTATTCTCTGTGATAGTTCTCTGTCCTGTGCCCGCGACTAAAAGAGTGGCCGCTGCAGATTGTGCAGTTCCCACTCCGAGAGTATTTACTTTGCTGGGAAGTAGTTTCATAACATCAACTATTCCGAACATTGCATATGCATCTCCACCAAAGCTGCTAATTGATAGCGTGAGTGGTGTAGTATCGTCTCCAGACATTTGATATATCACATCTGCTCTTTGTTGAATAAATGCAGGAGTATACACGTCAATATTTGTAACGTATATCTTCCTATTTTTTATGTCTATATCTTCAGTAAGCTGTAAAAAAGGAATGGGTGCGGAATCTACTTTTTTTTGAGGAAGTGTTAATTCTTCAATAGTGATCTCTTGATTTTTTATCATTTGTACTGTTTAACTTGATTAGCTTGTTTATGTCCTTGATATACTTTAATTTTAAATGAAACTTTCTGGCCAGGCTCCAGCTTCCGAAAACCTTTCATTTTAATTGCTTTATAGAACACGAAGTAATCAGTCTTTCCAGACGTAATAAAACCATACCCCCATGCAGGGTTAAACCATCTAACCTTCCCGATCATTTTTTATTTTTGATTCCAAGTTGCTTTAGTGCTATGTGCATTCTTTCCATTTGCCCAAGGTTTTTTTGACCAAGGACCCAAACCAATTTGTTTTGTAGAAGTAGAAACTCCCTCTTTCCATACATATGGTTTATCTCTAAAGCTAAAATTATTTGCGATTAGCCATTGACGAATCCATAGTTTATGTTTTAAAGGAGTTACTTTTCTAAATACAACATTGATATGTAAATCTGAGTAAGTAATCTGATAAACGTTTACCAAGCATCTCCGTTCTTCAGGAGTACCGTGTACTTTTGTCATCTATTAACATGCTGATCTTACTTCCAATGTTGGATAGATTTGCATTTTGTTCAGAACCGCGCATAGCCTTATTCTTTTTAAAAGAGCCGTATACCCATTCTGATTTTGGATAGAATACTTTTGTTGTTTTCATTAGTTATTTTTGTTTTATGTTGTTAGTTTCAAGTGGCTCACAATCTATGATCCAACTTGTACGAAGTTTTCTTTTTTCTAAAAGTTTAAGTAGTTTTTTATGAAATGGTACAGCATAAAACTCTGTTCTTGCGATAGAGGTCCATTCATATTCCTTTACCATACTCCTAGGTATTCCAACTACGTTGCGCTTGATACCGAACTGTACCCATATATTCCAAAACATTGTGTCAATCTGCTTATTAACTTTTATTCCTGTTTTAGGTATACGTACTTTTCTATGATCAATCTTTTGGAGTACGATCTTTTCTGTCTTCACGCATTCTCTCCAAATGGTTTGCGACCGACATGGTTGTTGGAGGGTAATCGGTTGGTTCAATTATAGGAAAGAATGGTAACTTATTTCTATCCTTGACAGCTTTGCTTATAAAAGCAGCTTCAGGGTGAGTTGGATATATACCGACGAGCGTAGCTATTCCCCCAGGATTGGGGTAATTATTTTCATATATAGCTACTAAATAATTCTTGCTGATTTTCTTTTGTTGCATTGTGTATTTCAGGATTTGTGGTAGAATGTTTTTCAATAAATGCATGCGTATTCATCTCACTGATAAGCATATGGTAAAATAAATCTTTATCAAATGATAATAGTTTTAGATGGTGATTCCCGTCAACAGCCATCCATGCGATATCTGTTGGTAAGAATTCTTTTTGAAAATCCCAATGTTTATAGATAGACAACTTATAAATCGTAAGATTTTTTAGTCTAACTACCGTTGTGATGTTGCAAACAGTTTTAAATATATTACCATAATTAATGACTTCTCCAGCAGTTACCTGTTGTAGGTATGTAATGGTGTATGCCAAATCATCGTAGTACATTTCTCGTAGTTTTCTATGTTTAGGACGAAGCGCGTAAAAAAGTGCTCGTAAGTATCTTAGCATTATTAAAAACTGGTTTTATAGTATTGATAAAGTTCCCAGCGAGTTGTGTCATATATTTTTAACAACTTCTCTTCAGGATATTTGTGTATGAACAGCGTTTCTTCAAACTTTTGTTTTATAGCATCTCTCATTGTGTCCTTTTGCATTTCCGCAAAGTCAATCATCTGTTGTACTCCGACTAGAGGTTCTCTATAAAACATATTTCTTACCTCGAATAAACTAAGAAGTTCATCTGTAAGTTCTTCGTTTATTATCTTACCAGACTGACTTACATACATACTTAACCTTTTTTTAACTTTTTATACTCAGACTTTGAAACATATTGATGTGTTTTTGCTGAAACTAATTTATTAGCTTCTTCATCGGTTACTCTTATTACTTCTTCAGTTTTCATACTTTTTACTGTTTTCATGATGTACCTTTGTTTATTAAAAAAATTTGGGTTACTGGGCTGCCCTGTCTACTAGAGATCAACTAGCGGCTCGGGCTGCTTTTCACCCTGGATGACTACTAACATAGCCCGATCAAAGACACGTCTTCGCCACCCAAAAATATATGTATCATATAACAACCCTTAGGTGTGTAATTCAATAGAATACGTCTATGAAAAAAACCACTCGGTTTATGTTACAGCGTCCAAATGCCCGTACCTACTTTGCATAGGTCCTGCATGATACATAAAAACTCTATGCACCATATAACACTTTACAAGTTAACTCGCTAGCAGTTAACAATCGCCTGTGTTACAGCAACGTGCACCCAATCCTCAGAGATTTACCAAGGCATGCATGGTACATAAAAAAAATAAAATCCTCGTCTAGGTTACAGCCTAGAATGATGCAGTTTAATATTTACACCCAATATCATCGGGGATTATTTCAGCATCACCTGTCGAACAGCGATCTCTGTAAAGTCTTCGAACCGAAGGTTCGTGTTCTGGAGCGAGGATAAGTGCAAGTAGATGGACTCGAACCACCGAAGTTTATTAGACGGCTGCTCTACAGGCAGCGGAAATTGCCGCTATTCGATACTTGCATAAAAATTGGGCTGGATCAACCAGCCCTGTAAAAAAAAATAGAGCTATTAACCGTTCAGTTTTTCACCGAAGTAAGTCTCGTATAGTTTTTCAACTATACTTTGGATTTCGTTAGCACGAAGTACTTCTGTTTGTGCAACGACAACTTTAGATACGTCAAAGTTTTGCGGATCGACAAAGAAATTAATAACGGATTCTTCCGATTTTTCTTTTGCCACTTCGGCTTTTTCCCACACTTCTTTAAATTTTCTTACCAGGCTTTTCTTAACGATAGTTTTGGTAAAGCCTTTTTTGTCTCGAGGGAGAGCGGTGAAAATTTGGTCGAAGAGAGGTTTAGCAGCGTCGATAGGTTTACCATGAAGTAATTCGACGATGGAATCTGTGAGGTCTTGATCTTGTTGAGCCATGTTTTGTGTTTCCTTATTTTAGGATTGTTGAATAATCTCTATAGTTTAATAGAGATGATGTGTTTAGTGTAAATGCTTCTATTCCTGAGTTCCAAGTACGGTCTATCTGAACATCGCTAGGTCCACTACTTTTTATGAGATGTTCCGAGACTTGCTGACCGAGTAAGTAATCCATATCCTCTATCCATTGGCCCAGTACGGAGCTGCGCCAGTGGTGAACACCATACTCAGCTATTAGTTCCTCTTGAGTTTTGAATCTATATAGTTCTGGATGTTCTAAGATGTCTTTAAATTTAATCATATTACTTGTTCCATTTATTTTAAAATTGTGGAGTAATCTTTGTAATTTGGCAAAGACTCTACCTGTGCTGGGTGTATTTCGGTGCGAGTAAGCATGCTTTCAGAGATATTCCAACCTGCTACTCCATAGCTATCTCCTAAATCTGTAACTCCAAATACGCTTAAATGTTTTCCCAGCAAGCTATCCATACTACATACCCAACAATATGGACCTGGCACGTCCTGTCTCCAGGTAGACCCATAGTCCTGTTCGAACTCCGCCGCTGTTTTAAAACGAAGCGGGCCACGTTTTACGAGATCCTTATCTAGCCCACCAGAGCAGTCTAGCATAATGTACTCCTTTATAATTAATCTAAAATTTACTATCATTCTTATACCCAAAAAAATTAAGTATGGAGGGGAAGAATCGAACTCTCCGACTAAGTGCTCTACCACTGAGCTACCTCCACAATTAAAATCAGATATCCATTGCACACTCATGCCTACAGTCATAACAGCATCTGCACAAAGTTACATGGTCGCCCCGCATATCCTCAGCATATGGGCACGTATGAGGATCTTCTTTTGGGTTACGATGGCATCGAGGGCATCCACCTTTTAGTTTACGTTTGTCTAGACGTTTTTTATATCGGCGAAGCCGTTCTAGACCATACTCGCCTTTGGCAGTCCAATATTCTTGGTAGCCTACAGGTCTGGGTTTAAATTTTTTCATTAATGTAAAATATTTCCATAGGTTCTATAGTCTGCTAATACTTCGGGATTTGTGCCTATTTGGATAAGCATATCAGTACTAATAAGCCACCCTGTTGTAGATACCTCGGAATAAGATTTTCCTAACAGGTAATCCATATCGCCATCTGAGTTCCACTTATATGGTACTCTGTCTTTCCAGTCTGTGCCAAACTCCGTTATAAATTCAGCTTCTGTCTTAAATCTAAATTTGTTTGGGTTTGCTCTTACTTCTTCTATAGTCATAATTTTAATATTGATGAATAATCACGATAACCTGTTAACTTTGTTGTATCTATAACTGGAGCACCGCGTAAAGAAATGTCTACGGTTCTAAATACACCCTTTTCGAGAAGCATCTCTACATTTATTTTCCAAGAACGATTCCCGCCCTGCATATGATCAGTTATCCAAAAAGACTCCGTTCCTGCGTTGTCCGTACGGAACGTATTAAGTTCTTGGCTAAATAAATAATCCATAGTAGTGGGCCAAGTAGCAGGAAGAGCCTTTCTCCAGGATGGTCCGTAGTCTTCCTTAAATTCCTGCTCTGTTTTAAACCGAAAGTTTTCTTTATTATCTAGAATGTATGCTATCTTTGACATACTATTTCCTTTTTTAGTTTTTAAATTATCCGCGCGCCGAGAAGGATTCGAATCTTCATCAGTCTTTCGACCACAGTTTTGGAGACTGCTGCATCCCTGTCTGCCATCGACGCATATTTTATTTCATTGTTGCTTTGTATCTTTCAGATATTAGTCTTACTAAGGTTTGATCCATGTAACCAAAATCGTCTGGAAGGTTTAGTACTATTATTTTACGTTCTGTTTCCTCAAAAAATACTACAGCTTCTCCAAGAACTTCGTCATACGATATGTCTGATAATATTCGTTGTCTATGTAGGGGTTCGGCACAAACAATAATATCTGCCCATCGTACTAGCGCTTCCGTTACAGGAATTAAGGCATAGTCTTCAGTTCCCGCTGACCGTGTGTTATATCCAAAATTCTGTGCAAATACAATTGCCATTGAGGCAGAACGTAGCATGCCCGCACTACATACACATAGAACTCTCTTACAGTTTTCGAGGTCTTGATGGGAATTATTTAGGTTCTCCAGTTGATTTTTTGTTGCTCGTATCACGATAAAATACTAGAGTAATTTTTGTAACCTATTAAACTAAATGTATCCTCAACTACCACGTCTAGGCTTATTTCCCACTGCCAGTCACTAGTCTTATCATTACAGACTGAAAACCCACGATGGGAATCTCGTATTTTTAGTGTAGATAGGTTGCGACCGAAAAGATAATTCATGCCACCATCATGGTTCCCAGAAACATCTATGTTAGCGTTCCATTGTTTACCAAGCTTTTCTATAAGTTCCAACTCCGTCATGATGCGGAAGTTACCAGTGTTACTAAGAATATCACTTTTATATTTCAAAATAGGTTCCTTATTTTAATTTGTTTTTTATTCTAGCATTTTCTTCAATCTTATCATACACTGTTGATAAGTACTCATACAGGGCTTCAATCGGATCATGTAATAAATCAGCTATTAATACAAAAGGCCACCAAGAGATCCAACCCGTAATTAAATTACCTCGGTCGTATATTTTATCTTCTTTGGGGTTTTCTTTGTAAAATTTAGCTGCATACCGATAAAATCTGAACACACTAAAAATTGCTCCAAGTATTAAATAGGCAAACAGGCTAACAATTATAAATTGTAAGTTTGCTATAAATAATACCCATAAATTTGTTAATGTCCACATATAAGCAGTAAACCCAACCAACACAACAAAAATACCCCAGAACTTCGAGTTATAGGCAAGCAGTTCAATTATTATTAAACATGCAATTGCAATTAAGAATGTAATCATTTGTTTTCCTTTTTTATTGTTTAACAAGTACTCTCAGAAGGGGTCGAACCTTCAAATCTTTTGGTTCGTAGCCAAATGTCCTATCCAATTGAACGATGAGAGCAGATCATAATATTTGTGGACACAGGTGAGGCTTGAACTCACAACGTCCTGATTGCAAATCAGGTGCTCTCCCAATTGAGCTACTGGCCCATTTTTTTTAAATGTCTGTTGCTTCTCTGTGGTGTCTCCACAACATTTCATTGTGAAGTGCAACATCTTCAGGGAATTTAGTATACGTATCCATAACTTCCCAGCCATCTTCCCAATTACCCTCAGCGTCTTTCAACTTTAAAATTTTACCTTTAACTGCGTAGCGATCTGGTATGATTGAAACCATCCAAGAGGTTCCACGTTTTAATTTGCACTGTGTGTAAAAAATCATTGCCATTCTAACCTCTCGTATTTTTTATAAATTGATTTAAACATTTCAACAGCATTGTCTTTATAGGAAATATATTCCAATGGAATGTTATTATTTTTACAGTACTCATATTTTAACTTATCATGTTTTTGTAAAGTTTCAAATTCTTCTTGGTTCATCATCCAGCCAGTTAATCTATAGTGTTGTTGTCCTTGATACTCTAATAAAAATAGTATATTATCTTCTTTGTCGCACAGGGCAAAATCAAACTTTAGACTCCCGCCGTTAAGGCCAACTAAGTTTTTAAAACTATACTGTTGTTTATTGTTTATATGGCTATCTACGAAGTATTTCAATAATTCTTTTTCAGCTTTGCTATAACTACAGACTGGGCAACCAACCCCTATTGTATGAGCATGCGGTTGTTGAGAAAATGGTCCATGCTTCTTACATATTATCATTATATTAGTTATTGAATTAACATAGTTAACCATAGAGTAATCATACAGGTCTCCATGTTGTTTTATAGCCTTTTGTGTAAACTCCTCTGTAGTCCATCTGGTCGACTGTGCAACTTTTTCAAAACCACATTTTCTACAACCATGCCCTTGCAGATGCATATTAGGTGTCTGCTTAAAGTCCCCATGTGTGGGACACGTAATAATAAGAGAGGTATGGTCATTCACATACACACTTTTTGTATACTCATAAAAGTTGTCGTGCCTTTTTTCTGCTTTCCTTAAGAATTCTCGTAAGTTACTAACAAAGTTTGCTCCTATTTTTAGCCAACCGCACTCTTTACAGGCGTGCCCCTGTAAATGATGGTTTGGGGTTTGATAAAATGCTCCATGTGTAGGACATATAATTTCTACTTTAGTCCTATTATTTATATATATTGCTTTGGAGTAATCATATAAACCTTCATGTAGTATATTTGCTCTATTAATAAATTCTTCCAAAGTTAATTTATGAGACATTAAAGATTCTGAGTATGATGTATATTATAAAAAAAGGTAGCTTATGTAGCTACCTTATAATTTTTGAACTGCTTTTCTTCACAATAACAAGCTAAAGCGGTTACCTCTTCTATATCAGGTTCATAAAATAAACTGAACTTGATATCTTGTATTGATAATTTCTCAGCCAGTTTAGTCAGTCCTTCTTTGTCCTGTACTTCTAGAAAAATAAGATATTCATTACCCCACAGCTGTCCTAACTAATGCTGTGTTAATAAATATTGTGCTAATGCATGCGCTCCCTGTACCATTTTATAAATGGCTCCCAGGTCTTTCCGTGTTATTACATACATTTTATTCATTTACGCTGTCCTTTATTTTATCTATGTCTTTCCAATCATAAGAGGTCAGTTCATTGCCAGGCTTTACCTTATTCTCAATTTGTTCGTAGGTTCGACCTTTTAGCATACTATAAGCAATGTGGTATAATCTTGTAGCACTGAAGTAATTAGCATTAGAACTCCAATAACCATACTGACTTTTTGTAAATAATTGTTCTCTTAACTCTGTGAACTTTGCTTTATGTTCGTCACTTGCATTTTTATGACCTGCTAGTCTGTTGTATTTTCTATACTCCGCATTCAATTTAATGCGTTCTTTTAACTCGATCATTTTAGGGTTCATTTTAATTTCTCCTTTTTGTTAGTTTATGTTATAAATAAATTTCAAAAAGAAAAATTTAAGGACCCCTTGTGTATACCTATTTCATAGTTTGTTCCATATTTAGTGTTTGTTTGTGCACAATATCGGATTCGAACCGATGACAACGATTTTAGAGATCGCCACTCTAGACCGCTGAGTTAATCGTGCGTTGAAATTTTGTAGCGGGTACGAGATTCGAACTCGTGATGGACTTGTGATCCCTGGGGTTATGAGCCCCGCCATCTAGGCCTCTAATGGGAACCCGCAATGTATTGTTCAGGTGGTTAGATTCGAACTAACGTTATTCTCCGCCCCAAACGGAGTGCCATAGGCCAACTAGGCGACACCTAAATGTATAATACAAATATACGACATTAAAAAAGAAAAGGCAAGCAAAAACTTGCCATTTCCGAAAATACTTACGATTTTGCGTCATCCATTAGATTTGAAGAGTCTTGACCAGAAACTGCAGAGCGGTACATAGCTGTAGCACAGCTAATTGTTCCGTAATTATCCATAACACCTTTTGTGCTATTATCGTAAAAAGCAATATTACCTCTGGCAATCCCATAGGACTGTGCGGTAGTTATTAATGCTTCGTCTGCACCTGTGAATAAAAATTCCCATTTATCCACATCACGTTGGAAAGTAAGAGCTGCCTGTAACTTGTCCGTATCGAAGTCGGTACTAGCATTGTCTTGTCCATCAGTTGTAATAATAAACAAAACCTTTGCAGGTCTATCGTCTTCATCTAAGTTCTGAATCTGTTCCTTAACTTTAAGGATAGTTCGTCCAATTGCATCTCGTAATGCAGTTGTTCCTCTAGCTAAGTTTAAAGAAGCATCAATATCAGGTACAAGTTTTACATCCACCATGTCATGTAGGATTTCGTATCTATCATCGAACAGGACTACAGTCATTAAGGCTTCACCAGCTGCACCTCTCTGTTCTATCATAAATTCGTTAAAACCTTTTACAGTAGACTCAACTACATCATTCATGGAGCCCGAGCGATCTATGATAAATGCAATATGCGTGAGATCTTTGTTTGCCATTAGTATCCCCTCTTAGCGTGCTTGTATTCTTGTTTTAACATAAGAAACTTTCCACGCTCATGCAAGCATTTTATGCCTCCACCAGAGGTAGTTGTATAATATGTAACTCTTTCAAATCCATCAGGATATGCAAGTTTACGAAGAAACTTTGCTATTTTTCCGTTCATTTTGTTTTTTATTGATTTTTACTGTGAAATACGTCCCAAAAAACCCACCGATTACAGCAGGTAGTATCATCCAAGGATTTGAAACGTAAGCAATTGTAACTAAGGCACCTAGCGTATAAAGAAAACCTCCAGCAATAGCTGATGATAAAGGTTTATTTTTTGCTATCTCGCTTATGTACACTGCCCATAATACATCTATTACAAATGTTACCGCGGCTATTGCGATAATTTCGAGGTACATTCTATATTGTTGATTTCTTTTTTTGGATACAGGTACAAATTAACTTTTAACTGATTTTGGGATGAACGTAGTTCGCCTTTGACCAGAGCTTTAAATTTTTCCAGTATCGTAAAAGATTTCCACCTAGTTGTAATATGAAGTTCGTGAGCTAGGATAGCTGGATGCTCTTTTACTATGTTGGCGCATTCTGTTTTAATTTTGCCAATAGATGTTTTTGTTGGTTGTCCTAGAAAACCTTCTAAAATGTTGTGAACTTTAAGTTGAACAATTTCGACCTCAGTCATAAAATATATTGATTAATATTTATGTCTGTTGTCTGTTTCTAGGTTTTAAAAAAAACCTGGGTTGCCCCAGGTTTGTTGAACGGTACTCTTAGTAAGAACGTGGTTCTCTGGGGCGTGCTTCGTTTACACCAAGCGGGCGACCCTGGAACTCATAGTCGTTTAAGTTTTCAATAGCAGCCTGGGCTTCAGCCACATCAGGCATTTCGATAAAGCCGTAGCCTTTCGAAACTTTTGTATCATGATCAGTGATAATTTTGGTGGAGTTAACTGCACCATGTTTTTCGAACAAGTTCTTAAGTTCTTGTTCAGTTACGCTACGCGTAATGTTTCTAACAAATAAATTCAAATTGTACACCTAATATTAAGTTAATAAATTAGTAGCTAGCAGCTACTGTTAAATATACAGACTATCTGTATATTTGCGGGATGTACAGGATTCGAACCTGCGATGGTTTCCCACTTGCGTGACAGGCAAGCGACATGGGCCTCTAGTCGAACATCCCGTATTTATGATATAAGTTCATAACTCTTTGCCCACTTTCTTACGGCATTGTCCGAAACTGCATATAACAAACTACCATATCTTTCCTTCTTTATGTTTGTACTGGGCGTAGGACTTGCACCCACTGTCTCGAGGATATAAGCCCCGCGCTTATACTACTTTATGCTTCCCCAGCGTATTAATTAAAAAGTAAACCACAGCTCTCGTCCTCTACTTTACGTTTAGCATGGTATTCTTCTAAATATTTTTCTCGAGTCATTGTTTTTAATTGCTCGATTCGCTTTTCAGTATTAAAGGTAAGAGAGGCTATCATGCTTATTTTTTCTATTTTCTTTTTTTCTTGCTTTATCATGGGATTCTCCATAATAGCTTTGGTCTGGTCTTTTAGTTCTTGTTGATAGTACCTAATTGCGCTGTCAATACCATAATTATTAATATGCCAATATTCGTTAGGACTAAATTTCATATATAACCTTTTACTTAGTTAGTAGACCGTAAAGGATTTGAACCTTTGACCTCCTGCTTGTAAGGCAAGCGCTCTGAACCAGGCTGAGCTAACAGTCTATAAAAAATGGACCCAGGAAGGAATCGAACCTCCGACCGCTTCACCGTCGTGGCCGCTCTACCTCTGAGCTACTGGATCCACAAATTTTATTTTACAATTACTTTCTTGCTACGCGTAAACTCCCTAAAATACCTTCGTACCTTCTCTGTCGATAGCATGCCAGTGCAATCATCATTACAGGCTTTGCTATGCACGTTTAGCACAAATTTATATTTATACTGCGCAAGTCCATAGACGGTGTCTACTACACAAGCACTTGTATTCACGCCACCGATATTTAAGATAGTACGCTTTTTCAAGTCATACCCTGCAGCTCGCAGTGCAGTAACTATTTCTCTAGAACCATCGTTCTGACCTTTCTGCACATGACTAATATTCTTGTAACCTTTTAGTGCTTTTGTTATTTTAGTATGCACGTGTGATGGAGTACTTCCCCATGCTTTATATGTTACAACTAATATCAGTTGATTATTTTTTTGCGCCGTCTTAATATAAGAAAGACACTTTTTCAAATACGTTTCATCTACAGCAGCTTCGAAGCATACCTGTAAATCTATCAAAACTAGAACCGATTTTTGCATGAGTCACCTAAAGTGTATAAAAACAAAAAGCCGCAAGACTAGTGCGGCTTTTGTCAAGATAAATGAATTTTATTAAATCTTAATTAAGCCCGCCGCAATTTTCCGTTGCTCTAACTCTTTTTCAAGTTTGGCTATTGCTTCGTCTTTTATTTGTTCAAATTTTTTGATATCTGCTTCAAGTTGAAGTTTGTCATAATTAATATAATCAGACTCAAGATACACAGAGGAATTTTCACCATTCGAGATAGAAAGTACATAGTACTCGCATACTCTCATTTTAGTGTTATTATAGTCTGCGGGAATTGCCACTACATTTCTAGGGTTAACTAAAACTTCTAGGATTGCACTGTTTTCTCCACGTCCGAAGTCTTTCACATACGCCATACTTCCTACATGTAATCCACGTGAGCAGGTTTGATGCGGATTATTATCGCATTCTGCTCTAGGCATAGTTACAGGCTCTCCAACCTTAATAACGTCACCGTGTGGACCTTTGTGAATAGATGTGTACACTAGTTCTTGTGTAAAAGGTTGTTTTACCTCATTACCAGTTTCTTCATCGTATTCGATAGTTTTAACTTCTTTACCTGTAGTTTTATCGTATCTTCTTTTAACCTCTACAGCTTTGTAAGCTAGAAAATATCCATTCTTAGTGATAGGATGTCCGTTATGTTCCAAGAACGAAAATAAGTCACCGATACAAGCAGGATCTGGATTTAACACAAGGTTTTTCCAGAAGTTAATATACGGTGTTAATGTTATTCCTTGTTCCATAGCTTTACGCATATAGTCGGATAACCTTTGAGGAATTGGTTTATCAATTCCCATTAGGTACAGACGTCCTTCTGTATCGATTGAAAATTCTGGATTTTTAGCAAAAGTACTTAAAACTTTTGTATCTAATGCATTTTCAATAGAATCTAGAATTGCTTCACGTCTTTCTACGTCTTTAGTATCATTATATTCTACAGCAAGATCATGAATCTGCGTGTAGTTTGCGTGATCTTTATTTACGTATCTTCGTATGTTATTGACAATAACATACGCGCCGTCTTGTACTTCTTTAAAAACTAAATAGTTCATTTTGTTGTCATTGATTAGACAGTTAATTTTTGCCCAGTATAGGCAATATATTCTTTTAAAATTTTCTTAAATTCGCTGGTATATGTATAATCGCTGTGGTATCCATTAATATACGACAAAAGTTTAACACCTTTGATATACTTGTTTAGCGCTTCGACTTGTTTAACAATTGCTTTGTCTAGAAGACTATCTTCAGAAATTGCCAGATGCTTTAATACCGCTGAAATTCGATCACTATGTATTAACTCTGCGGTGTTGGCGTCATCTATCCTTGTTAATGCAATATACGCTTTATAGACCTCTAAGTCAATATCTTTGAAATTATTAAGGAAATTTATACTCGACAGTTCACTTCTTAGATAAGCCTTGTTAACTAT